ACTCAGCTATGGGCCGACGGGCACCCGGGCGTCACCCGGGCCGACAACGACGTGCGAGCCGGCATCCGCAGCGTGTCGTCGGCCCTCGCCGCCGGCCTGTTGTACGTGCACGAGTCGTGCGCCGACCTGCTCGACGAGATCCCCGGTTACTCCTGGGACCCGGCCGCGACCGCCAAGGGCGAAGACCGGCCCATCAAGACCGCCGACCACTCCCTCGACGCCCTGCGCTACGTCGCGCACTCCACCGCGCACGAGTGGCGTCACCTACTCACCGCCCCGCGGAAAGAGGCCGCTGCGGCACAGTAAGGGATTACGGCGGCGTCTCCATCACTCTCCGAACAGCGCTTGAGAATTCCGCTCTGCGGCTGTCCAAGCGACGCATCGCTTCGTAGATAACGTCTGCATCACCTCCCCTAAGCCGCATGAGGTGCCGTATAAATTCGTCCAGGACCTCGTTAAGGTCGCGGGCTGCATAGCGGACCTCATGTGCTGGCCCTATCACATCCTCAGGACCGACAAGCTGAATCTGCACCAGTGCCTTGCTCAGTTCATGCACAGCCAAGCTGGTTTCTCGCCCTGAACGCCGAATCGCAAACTGGGCCGAAAGAAGAGTAAATGTCGGCCCGTTTACACCTTCCGCAAATCCCAAGCGGCGAAGCGCATCATAAATCGGTTCAACTGCCTCCTGAAAGACAAGGTACGCCGTCCGGCGTTCTTCCCGTAATGACTGAGCATGATCGACACGCGCTTGCGTGGCAGCATCGAACACGACGTCCCCGTGTACAGCACCCGCCTGCACTACGTGGCCGCTGACGGACCCGCCCAAGTGGTTGGCACTACTCCGCTCTGTCATACAAGAGAACTTACGGCAGATGGCCGCCGACCCTCAGTATCCCGACTGCGAGGTGACCGTGCCCCTGCCCGAGAACGACACCGCTTGGCCTCCCCGCAGCATCACACCGCTATACGCCGAGATACGCGTCGACGACGCTTGGTATAGCGGCGACCCCAAGAAGCTCGCCGACGTCTACCGGCACGCCCCGCAGCACCGTCACGACGGCCGCCGGCGGCTGTGGGGTCGGCACCGGCCGCCGCACAAGCGCGAGCAACGGCTGCACATCCCGCTCGCCGGCGAGATTGCGCAGACGTCCGCCGACCTGTTGTTCGCCGACACGCCCGTCGTCACGGTGGCGGACACCGCGACCCAGGACCGCCTCGACGTCCTGCTCGACGCTGGCGGCGTGCCTGAGCTGCTGCTCACCTCGGCCGAGACCGCCGCCGCTCTGTCGGGGGTGTTCCTGCGCGTCACGTGGGACAAGGCCGCCGCCCCCGACCGGCCCCTGCTCACCGCCGTTCACCCCGACCAGGCCGTTCCCGAGTGGTCGTTCGGCATCATGCAGGCCGTGACGTTTTGGCGGGCCCTGCCCTCGACGTCGTCGACGGTATGGCGCCACCTCGAACGGCACGAGCGGGGCCGCATCCTGCATGGCCTGTATGAGGGGACCGGCGACCAGCTCGGCCAGCGCGTGCCGCTCACCGAACACTCGGACACAGCCGGCCTCGTCGACTCCCTCGGCGAGCAGGGCGACGCCATCGAAACTGGCGTCGACATGCTCACGGCCGTCTACGTCCCCAACATCGCCCCCAACCGCCGCCACCGCGGCGCCCCGTGGGGCCGCAGTGACCTACAGGGCGTGCACGACCTGCTCGACGCCCTCGACGAAACATGGTCGTCGTGGCTGCGCGACATCCGCCTCGCCCGGGCCCGGCTGATCGTGCCCGACGGGTACCTGCGCAGCAACGGCCCCGGCCGGGGCGCCACGTTCGACGACGACCGGGAGGTATGGCAGACGCTCGCCATCCCTCCGACCGAACAGGGCAACGGAATCACGTTGTCGCAGTTCGCTATCCGTGTCGAAGAGCACCGGACGACCGCCGAGGCGATCGTGCGGCAGGCCACGACAGCGGCCGGCTACTCCCCCGCGTCCGTCGGATTGGACGGAGACGGGGCAGCAGTCACCGCAACGGAGATTGCCGCGCGTGACCATCGGTCGATGGTGACCCGAGGCAAGAAGGGTCGGTATTGGCGCCGCGGCGTCGCTGACATCCTGCACGTCCTGCTCGCCGTCGACCGCGTCCAGTTCGGCAGCAGGATCACGCCGGAGCGGCCGACGGTCGACATTGGCGGCGGAGTCGCCGAGGACCCCACGAGTACCGCGCAGACGCTCGCCCTGCTCACGCAGGCGCAGGCCGTCAGCACCGATACCAAGGTGCGCGCGTTGCATCCGGACTGGGACGACACCGCGGTCGCCGAGGAAGTCGAACGCATCCTCGCCGAGACCGGGCAGGCCGTTCCCGACCCCATGCAGGCCGGCGCCCTCGTCTAGCTACCTCGACCAGAAGATCACCGCGATCAGCCGCTCGGCACGCGCCCTGATCTGCGGCTCGGGGTGCGCCACGGCCACGGCGAACAGCACCGTAATGACAGCGAAGAAGGGTCCGGAAACGGCGAAGACCTGCACGAAATTTTGCATGTAGAAGAGGCTACAAGGCGCCCTCACTCACTAAATTCCATAATTGGAAATAGAACTGTATAGTTTTAAGAGTCTTACAGGATGCCAAAGCGCTGATCAGGGGCTTCAGCCTCCCCACTCGACCCTACAGACCCTGCCTCACACGCCGATTCTGAACTGTGACGCACGCCATACAGGGCATTTCTTTGTTTGTCGCCAATTAAAGGGAAATGCCGGGGGGTTGTGCCGTGCCCATTCACCCCGGAATGGTTGAAGATCTCTCGGCCGGCGTGCGCGACCTGTACGCGGACGCCGAGGCGCGGCTGCTGGGGATCGTCGCGCGGCAGCTCGCCGACGGGTTCGAGGCTCCAGGATGGGCAGTGGCCAAGCTCGCCGACATCCAGCCGCTACGGCGGGCAGCGCAGCAGGTCGTCGACTCACTCTCGACTGCGGTTGACCTTGAGGTGTGGGATGTGGTCGCCGAGGCGTACAACATCGGTGCGCGCGCCGGCCTCGCCGAGCTCGGCGCCCTCATCGACGACGACGTGCGTCGGATCGCCGAGAAAACGCCGGCGACGCGTGCTGTGGATCGGCTCGCGCAGGAAACGGTCGACCTCGTCGCCGAGACGCACCGCGGGATTCTCCGAGGAGTTGAGGACGGGTACCGGCAGGTGATCGCCGAAGTGTCGGCAACGCCGCTACTCGGCATCGACACCCGCAGGCAGGCCACGCAGCGCGCCATGGAACGGTTCTCCGACCGTGGGCTGCGCACGTTCGTCGACAAGGGCGGGCGCGCGTGGCAGATGACCTCTTACGCGGAGATGGCCACGCGTACCGCGGTCGGGCGGGCCGCAGTCGAGGGGCACACAGACCGACTGCGCGCCGCCGGCGTCGGCCTGGTCGTCGTTTCCAACTCGCCGCGCGAGTGTCCGCTGTGCCGACCGTGGGAGCGTGCTGTGCTGTCCATCGGCGGCCCGGACGGGCCCCGCACGGTCGACGTCGAGCACGCCGTCGAGGACGGCCGCATGGTCCGGGTGAACGTCGCCGGATCACTCGACGAAGCACGCCGCGCAGGGTTGCAGCACCCCAATTGCCGGCACTCCGTCAGCAGCTACACCCCCGGCATCACCCGCACCGAGGACGCGACACCCGACCCGGCTGGCTACGAAGCAGGCCAACGTCAACGCGCCATCGAGCGGAAGATCCGGCGGTACAAGAATCGCGCCGCCGCGGCCACCACCCCGGAGGGCAGGCGTACGGCCGAGGCCAAGGTGCGCCAGTGGCAAGGCGCCATGCGCGACCACCTCGCCGCACACCCGGACCTGCGTCGCCTACGGGCGCGCGAGCAGCGCGGGGCGTCCAACCTGCCCACCCCGACCACCACACCGCCGGCCGACATCATGCAGGCCGCCCGCGTCCGCGCCGGCGACGACGCCACACTGCGCGAGATGACCGACGAGCAGCTCGGCGCCGCCATCCGCCCGGGCGTCCTCGACGACCGCGGCATCGCCCGGATCGAAGCCGAAGCGGACCGCCGGGACGAGGCCGAGCTGCGCGCCGCCATCTTCCCCGCCGGCCGCCTGCTCGACGATCTCACCGGCACCGGCGACGACGTCCTCGCATGGGCGCAGCAGCACGCCACCGACGACGAGCTGCTGCGCATCGCGGCCGAGTACGACCGCCGGTACCCGCAACCGGCACCGGACTACCCGGAGCCCACCGGCGACCCGGTCGAGGACGCCCTCGCCGTCGACGCCGCCCTCGACGAGGCCCTCGCCCCGGGGGCGCCGTCGGAGACATGGGGCCGCGCCGACGAGGCCGAGCCGTCCCTCGCCGATGCGGCGACGCCCGAGAGGGTCGCGGAACTGGCCGAGACTGCCGATATGCGGGAGGCGAGCCGGCCGACCCGCAAGCAGGCACGTGCTCTGTATGACGAGTGGGTTTACACCCAGTGGCTACAGGCCGAGGAGGAATGCCGGGGCGTTCTGCTCAACCGTCGCGGAGAGGCAGCCGGTATCGATCCTGTCTCGCTCTTCTCCGGTCCGGCACGGTCCGCATACGCTTACGCCTCTGAGGAGTTGAAACGCTGGTGGGGCGCCCACCCGCGCAAGACGCAGCAGCAATTCGTCGCTGAGTCCACGGGCCAGAACAGGCGCGACATCGAGATCTCGCAGCGCGCGGAGAACGACGCGCGCAACCGGCACGACGCGTAGTGAGGGGGCAGCAGTGGCCAGCAGGGTTGAACTGACCCGAGCACTTATCGCGGGCCGCAACGCCGCCCGGGCGAAACAGCCTGCAACAGTCTGCCCACATCCGGTGCACACCCTCACCCGCGCCGCATGGATTCGCGGCTACGCCCAAGTCCGTCCGGTTACTGTCGGGACTGAGGCGTAGCCGCATGTGGGCCAACACGCGTCACTGACGCGTCTGCACCTGCTGATGCTCCTGAGTGTCTGAGCTGGCTAGCGTCCAGTCCATGAGTGCTCTAACCATCTTGAGAACCATCCGTTGACGCTTCTCTGACAAGAACGGCCATGTGAGCCACGCAGGCGCAGAAAGCAGAACGACCACAAGCAGGGGAAGCAGGCGCAGCACAACAACAGCCCACTTCATCGATAAATACGGCACCGGTATGGGTCCAGTCTCGTGAGGATGATCAATGAGTGACCGAGATCACAATTGATCAATATTGAGAGTTTTTTTGAACCCGCAGCGGTGAGGTGACCTGGCGATGCCCAGGTGCCTAGCTGGGCTGTCACAAAACAGCCAGCCGAACCCTACCAGGGCCGTCGCACCAACCAAGTCCCTCTCACGCGTTGCAAACCGACGCCCGCCCTAGGGGACCGTCACGAGCGGGCTTTCACCTGTCCACACCCGGTTACGGAGGCCGAACAGCCATGCCCGAAAGCCAGACCCCCGCCGCCCCGTCCACCCCGGCCGCCGACCCGGCCGCACCGCCGAACACCCCGCCGGCGGCACCCGCGGCCCCAGCCGCACCTACGCCGCCCGTCGCGCCGGCGGCCCCCGTGGCACCGGCGGTCGACCCGGCTGCGGAGCAGCGCGCCACCGTCGCGGAGCAGGCCGCGCAGCAGGCCAAGGCCGAGCGCGACGAGCTGCTCGCCGGCCTGCGCCGTGTCCTGGACCCGAACGGGGCCGCGGCCGAGCAGGACCCGGCCGCCCTCGCCGCGCAGGCCACCACCGAGCGCGACCAGGCGCAGGCCGAGGTGCTCCGC